AACAGGAACAGACTTGGTATTATCAGCTGCCGATTTACCTACAACTACAGATTTTGCTCTATCAAAGATAACAGGTTATGATTGTAAAGTAACTAGAGCAATTAAACAAGGTGTTGAGTATATTTGTAAGAGTGTAAAAGTACACCCACCAACTAGTACGACCATTGACAATGATGAGAAAAAGTGATATTATGGTACTTATGAATACACACTTATACGCTTGCCCTAGATGTGCTGATAAGTTGATTAAACAAGCAGAAAAAGCATTAGGCAGGTCAGAAACAGAATGGTCTAAAAACTTTTGGCACGGCGTGTGGCAGAAGTTAAGAGCTAAATATCAACCAGAGAAGGTAACATATCATTAATGAAACAGAAAATAATAGACGCAGTAAGAAAACACGCTGAAGGTAATATTGCAAAAGCAAAAGCAAACTTGGATGTATTTTTAAATAATCCAGTTGGTGTTGCAACGCATATGGATTCAGTTGAAACAGTTGTCAAAGAATTAAAAGTTATAGCAGATAATAAAGAAATTATTGAAACACTAGATGAAGTTAAAAATTAAGAAAACTGAATATCAAGATATAGCTGATTGTATCAGAAGTGACCAAGTACCTGCCTCGGCAGTATTTGAGTACTTTTCTGACAAACTTTTTTATAAGTGGTACAAGAAGAGATATCTCAATGCCTAGATACCATTTTCATAATAAGAAAACTAAACAAGAGTGGGTTGATTTTATGATGATTGCAGAAATGGAAGAAATGTTAGAGAAGAATCCACACATTAGACAAGTGTTAAAACCAATAAATATAGTATCTGGTGTAGAAGGAATTTCTTTTAAGTCAGATGATGGTTGGAAAGATGTTAAACAAAAAATAGCAGAAGCACACCCAAATAGCTCTTTTGGAAGACATCATAGAAAAAGAGGCATAAAGGAAATTAAAACAGACCAAGCAATACAAAGAGCCAGAAAAAAAAACAGACGAAAGGGAGTACCAGATTAATGAGTAAAGACATACCAGACTTTATGCGTGGGTTTGATTTAGATAACGATTGGGGTTTTACTCCAGTATCATCTAAACCATCAGACACACCGAGCATTGATCCCAAAGTAGTAGAAGGAACAAACATTGAACTATCTAAAGTTAAGTCAGATGTTTCTACTATCAAAAGTATGATGAACGAAATTATGCAAATAGTGAACGATAAAGAAACGATAACAAAAGAGATTGATGATGAATCTATTAAAGCAAGGTTTAAAGATATTGAAAAGATTGTGTTACCGTTCTTATACAATTTACAAAAAAGTGATGAACCTTATATACATTGGCCGAATAGAGGTCCAATTATAAAAGGTCAAATAGAGAAACTATTAAAGTTAACAAGAGGATAATAAATGAAGCTAACAGAAAATTTTAGTTTAAAAGAAATGACTAAAAGCCAAACCGCTGAACGGAATGGTATTGTTAATAATCCTAGTGAAGACCACCAAGATAACTTAAAGAAATTGTGTGAGAACGTACTACAACCGATTAGAACACATTATGGTAAAGTAGTATCAATTTCTAGTGGGTATCGTTCACCAGAGTTATGTGTAAAAATAGGTTCAAGTTTAAAATCACAGCACGCCAAGGGGCAAGCCGCTGATTTTGAAATATTTGGGTTACCAAATGCTGAACTAGCACAATACATTATTGACAATTTAGATTTTGACCAGTTGATATTGGAATACCACAATGTGGATGAACCGAATAGCGGTTGGATCCATTGCTCATATAAGAATGCTGAAGACAATAGAAAGCAGATATTAAGAGCATATAGAAATAGTGATGGTAAGACAATATACGAGCCATACGACCCTAGTTGAGAGGTTAAAACTCTTAATAATGAGCAAATAGAGGAACGTAAGAAACTTACTGACCACTATATGCTACACAGGTCTATTTAAGCATTGACAAATTGGCAATATAATGTTATTATAAGATTATGAGTATTAAAAAACAGATTGAAGTATTAAAAGAAACAATCAAGTGGTTCAGAACTCAAATTGAACCACACGATTGTGGATGGATGTACACAACAATAGATGGAATCAAACACCGAATAAGTGATTTGAGAAAACAATTGAGGAGAAAATAATGGCAAAGAAATTTACTTGGATTAATGTTGATAAAACAAAACTCCCAAAAACAAAAGGCAAACGTATAAACGGTTTTCGTTTCTATGACATTGATGGTAAGAACTATCCATCTATTACAACAGTATTAGGTGTTCAGAAGAAAGCTGGATTAGAGAAGTGGAGAAAAGCAGTTGGTGAAGAAGCAGCCAATTGGGAAATGGGTAGAGCGGCACGTAGAGGCAAAGCAACTCATACACTTGTTGAACAGTATATCAAAGGTGAAACACCTAGTATTAGGGATGTACTACCTTTAGGTATGTTTAGATTGATGTTGCCTTATTTAGAACAAGTTGATAATATTCATTTACTAGAAGCGATAATGTATAGTCATAAGTTGACCATTGCAGGTCAAGTTGATTGTGTTGCTGAATACAATGGCAAGTTATCCGTAATAGATTTCAAGACAGCAAATAAAGAACGTAAAGAAGATTGGATAGAAAACTATTTTATTCAAACTACTGCCTATGCAATTATGTATGAAGAGTTATTCGGCAAACGCATAGAACAATTAGTTATATTAATGGCAGGTGAAGACGGCACAATGCGTTCTTTTGTCAAAGATAGAAAATTATTTGAGCCAAAGTTACAAGAATCTATCAAATACTTTTATAAATATTACGAAGAACTAAACAAAGATAAAATCAAGCAATAACATTAACAAAGTGGCTAGAAATTATCCACGAGAGGTCACTTATGTTAAAAAAATTAATATCAATAATATTTGGAGCGGTACTCTTAACGAGTGCTGTCATTGGAGCAGAACATCAACTGCCGAAAGATTATCAACCAGCACCAGATGTTGGTCCACAATTATATTGGTTACAAATGCCTGTTATATGTGGAACAAGTGAAGACGTTATGTCTTATATTGAAAAGTATCAATTTACATTGGTTAATGTTTCTTATGGTAGAGATAAAGCTAAACCTGATGGCAGTCCAGTATTCGTAGTGATGTATTATGTTGACCCGAGTTATACACAATCAATTGTAGTTATGACAACAATGAACGGTTTGGAATCTTGTATGTTATACAAGTCATTTGATTTAAAGTTTGTACCACAAAAACAAGGAATAGGTTTATAATGAATTTGACGTTGAAGAATAGACAATAACTAGTGAGGACGTGGGTGCGATTCCCACCACCTCCACCAATTCAAAACACATATGTGTGTGCTTTAAGGGGGTGAGTTAGATTCGACTACTACTAAAACTATTTGGAGTTAAATCGCTGATAGCGTACTATCAAAACTATAAAAGCTAACGAAAGTTATGCTCTTGCTGCCTAGTTACTAGGCAAACGGCGTTGTGTAGTACGTGGCAACAGAAACTACACGCTTTACATTTGTTTAAAAATATGTTATAGTAATAGAATGAACTCAAAAGAATTTTCATTAATCATAGAGGACATAGTAAAAAGGCATAAAGAAATGTCATATATGGATGCTATTGTCCAATATTGTGAAGAAAATAATATTGAAGTTGAAACCACAGCACGTCTAATAACAAAACAACTCAAAGAAAAAATACAACATCAAGTAGCACAATTAAACCTATTAAAAGGTGGTAAACCTGGAGTACTACCATAATGTCTGCTTGTCAATGTGGTAGGTCACCAACACAACTTTGTATTGGGTGGCACAATTTAACAGAAGAAGAATACCAGAAAAGAAAAAAACAATATGAACAATTAGATGAAGAGAAGAAGAAAAAGAATCCATTTCACGCAAGAGCAATAGATGGATTTGGAGAATAATATGGATATAGAACTTATAGATAAATTAGGAACAGACCTATCAGTAGTAAATGCTGCTAGAGTATCATTTGCAAAAAGAAAAGATGTACTAGATGAGAAAGATGATAAGTTAATTAAGTATTTGGCGAAGTGGGGACATTGGTCTCCTTTTGCACACGCCTTTCTATCATTTAGAATTAAGGCACCTATCTTTGTTGCAAGACAATTAGTTAAACATCAAGTAGGGTTAAGTTGGAACGAAGTGAGTAGAAGATATGTAGATGATAAACCAGAATTCTATATACCTTTTATGTGGAGAAAGAGACCACCTGAAAGTATTAAACAAGGTTCAAGTGAAGAAGAGATTGAATTTGATATTATGGAGTTAATAGATACGTGTAAAGGAACTTATAACTATATGTTAGAGGAAGGTATTGCACCTGAAATGGCACGTATGGTATTACCTCAATGTATGATGACCGAGTGGATATGGTCAGGTAGTGTATATGCATTTAGTAGAGTTTGTAATCAAAGGAATAAGAGTAATGCTCAAGCAGAAACGAGAATGGTCACCTATCCACTATCAAAACATATAAAAGACCACTTCCCTATTTGCTACAAGTATTTGATAGAATAGTATGGCATATGGAGGATTTGATGTATATAAGATATATCTAGGTGTTAAGTTACATTTTACAACCAACTCCTATGACTATCATAAATATACAGGTAAAGTAAATGCAACATTGGATTCATTTACTAAAAGAAAAGATAGATACTTCTTCTATAAGTTATCTACAAAATATAGTCCAAGTGAAGTGCTTGATTTTTTTGTAAGTAATTTTATTGACGATAGTAAGAAATGGATAGGAAATTTATTAAATGACGATGGACACAAAACCTACCTTCAGTACAGAAAATATTTTGAGTCTTTTGACTACAGTTTACGAAGCAGTATTAATAGTATTGTTTATGACTTTAGCAGGAGGGGTATTTCTTTTGATGATGGTTTCAGCGTGGTTAATGGGCAACATCCTAGAATGCTACGCCTACTTATTCAAGGGAGAGTTAACTACCCAACCGCCATCATACTTGATTCAGTCCTTGATTTCATTAAAGACTGGGATAAACAAATTACGGAAAAGGTTGTGTGGACTGATATGTCCAGAAAATTGCAAAAAATGAAACCATTTATATCATTTAACAAGACTAAAGCAAAATTAATAATGAAGGAGATTATAACTAGTGAACTCAAATCTTAATAAGAAAATAAATGGTACGTGGACTGTACAAGAGATACTAGAGGCAATGGAGATTATATGCAACCAATAGTCATAGATAATTTTATACCTGAAAATGAATTTACTGAATTAAGTACAAAGGTAATGGGTAGATACTTTCCTTGGTTTTATTATGACACAATAGTAAGAACATCTGATAGAGGAAAAATTGGTCATCAATACTTTAATATGCATATGTTATATGACAATGACAGACCAACATTTACTACATCTTGGGAAATAATGGATCCAGTTTTACGTAAATTACAAGAAT